AGCTGCACGCTGGTTCGTTCGTCGTTCGTCGCTCGCTGTGTCCCTTGCTCGTGCTGCGCACAACACACGAAAGAGAGGCACACGATGATCGTCACGCTCAGATCGGATCACGGCAAGTTCGTAAGCGCAGAGGATGGTGGTGGTTTCGGTGGCACGTCAATCGACGAGCGACCGTCTGGCCTGATGACAGCCACGCGTGATGACGCTGGTGCATGGGAAAGCATCGACGTACAAGCGACCGACGAGGCTGGTGTGTGTGCACTCGTCTCGGTCGATCACGGTGGCCGATTCGCCTGCTGTGAAAATGCCGAGGCCGATGCCGAGGCTGGCTGTGCAGGCATCGTCGTGTTCAATCGCGACAGTGCCGGTGCATGGGAAAAGTTCAGGCTGCACGATCTCGATGGCGATGGCCAGCGTGTCGCCTTTGAATCGGTCGCACGTCCAGGCTGGTTCATCAAGGCATATGGCGATGGCCGTGTTGCGTTAGATCAGCCTTACGCTAACGATGCGCCGACAACCGTACCAGGCGGATACGAAACCTTTACGGCTGATCCTCCACTGCGTGCACAGCATGTGGCACCTCGGATCACAGGCCAGCTGCGTTGCACGTCAGACGGTTATGCCGACGACGTTGGTCCTGTGTTGCCAATCGGGATCCACCTCGGCGATCTGTTCAGCGTCTACACACGTGATGTCGCTCGTGCGACCGATGCCGTGCGTGCCTGCAGCGATGCCGGATATGCGCTCGTGCAGTTCTGGCTGAACCTCGGATCGCTCGGTGGCGATTACTGGAGTGGTCGCGAGATCGGACCAGAGATCACACCGGACTATTGGAACCAGCTGGATCGGTTTGGTGATCTGCTCGACTCGTTCGGGATGCGTGGCATTTACTGCACTGGTGATTACGCGTTGCGTGGCATGTCACACGACGAGTTCGCACGCACGCTCGGCCACCGTTTGCGGCATCGCGACACAGCTGCACTCGTGATCGCAGGCAACGAGGCTTGGCAGACTGGTGCCGACGACATCACCACGCTGTGTGCGTTCATCGATGCGTTCAAGTCGGCATGTCCTGACGTGCCGATCACCACCACGGCACCACCGACCGAGGAAAAGAACGACATCGCGAACTGGTGCGATGGCGACTACTACGCCATTCACGGATACCGAGACGGTGAGGATCATGATCGCGTAAGGCACATCTTCTCTGTCATGTGGGAAGGTGAGCCACCGTGTCCGCTCGGATATCAGGACGAGCCGACTGGACCAGGCGACGAGGTGAGCGTAAAGGCACGCCACTGTTACGAGGGACGAGACGTTGATGCGATGCACCTGTGCGCACTGGCTGCACAGTCGTTGCTGTGTGATCAGGGATTCAATTTCTTTTGCTCCGATGGCGTGAAGTTGAGCACGGTCGAATCGCTCACGTGCTGGCAGGGATTCCGGGAGGTGGCACGTGTCGTCGGATTGCTGCCACGCGATCTGCAGTCGTGGCCTCGTGCGTTCCACTTTGGCGACACGCAATCGCAGCATCGCTGGTTCAAGCCGAACACAGGCAACGGCACGCGATTCGATCACCGAGTCGCCAGCGATGGTCGAATGGTCGGTGTGCTGTATGGCGATCAAGGCTGGCACTCGATCATCTGCACGCGTGCCTGTGAGTGCGAGGTGATCGAGTTCAACGGTACCGTGCTGATGCCTCGTCGGCATTTCAGCGTCGGCAACGAACTGAGTATCGAGATGGTGCGCAGCAATGGTGGTGCACCTGGTCGCACTGGTCTGCTCGTGCGTGGCCGACTCGTGTGATGTAAGCAACGACGCACATACTCTCGAGGGACGCAATGCCGAACGAACCTGCAACGCCTGCAACGCCTGCGACACCAGCCACACCGAATCCCGGTGGTCCTGCCACGCCTGCCACGCCTGCCACGCCAGCGAGGCCGACGACACCACAGGGACCACCGAGCAAGCCAGAGCCTCGGCATGGTGATGACGACGAGGCCGACGACGATACGACCGTCTGAAACGCAAAGAGCCTCGACACCAGCTGGTGCCGAGGCTCTTGTGTGTGTCGCACTGGCTGGCGTTACTTGCGTGCCTGCCATCGTGCGTTCGCTGCCTTGCGTGCGTGCTTGCTGGTGAACGAGGCACCTCGCAGCGTGCCTGCAGCTGCAGCACGTTCGCTCGCTCGCAGGCCTGCATCGATCAGTGCGAGCACTGCAGCGTGCTGCGTGAGTTTCTTACGCGTGGCGTAGGCTGCGATCCGATCCTGCAGTTCGACCGACAGCATCTCTGGCTCGTTGTTCATCGCTTTGCCTTTCCTCGCTGCTGCAGCTGGCGACACTCGTTGCAGTTGCATGGCACCACCATTGCCATTTTTGCCAGTGCTGCTCGCTTGCTGTCCTCGACGATGCCGTGTGTCCCTTCGTCGCTTACTACGAATCCCGGTACGAGTTCGATCCACCAGCCATCGGTGTCTCGGTACATGTGATTGATGCGTGTGTCGTTCATTTCAGCTGGCCTGTCCTGTGGCCTCGTACAAGGCATCGGCACATGGTGCGCAACGCTTGCCAGACTCGTCGGTTGGCACCAGCTGCACTCCGCACATGTCGCACTGGCCGAGGTGCACGGTGGTGCAGCTGCACACCGTCTCGTGGTAGTCGGGATCGTCTGGCCTCGGCAGCACTGGTGCCAGCTGTCCGCACTGCGTGCACGGTTCAAACGCCAGCAACGCCAGTGCAGCATCGGTGTCGTCGCACTCGGCCTCGGTGGCGTGCTGTGTGTTGCTCAAGTGGTACGAGGCACGATCACGCAGATGCTGTGCCTCGTCGTTGTCGTCGTGTGCCTCGTCGTGGCATCGGCAGTCGGTGCCCGGACCATACGAGCGTTCGCAGTCGGCACACTCGGTCGGTGGATCGACGCACAGTGCGCAGTGCTGATCGGTGCACGTCGCGATGTCGTGTGTGCTCGTGGTCTGTGCCTTGCGTGCCATGCGTGCAGCGTGCCTGCGTTCTGCACGAGACGTGGCCACACGTCCGAGTGGCAACCATGCGAGGCGATCCATACGCGTGGCCTCGTCGTTGCGCAGTGGCGTGATCGTGATCTGCCACTGGTTGCCACAGGCACACGTGCGCTTGATCACTTGCGTGGCGTGATCCATGGCTGGTGCACGCAGCGTGCGTGCACAGCATGGACAGGTCAGACGCAGCGTGGTGGTGGTGGTGTGCATGTGCGTGATCTCTTTCATTGGTGCGTGAGCCTCAGATGCTGAACGTGTCGTGTGTGAACACGAACACGAATCGCTTTGCGTCGAGTGAGCCACCAGCCAGCGTGCCTGACCAGTTGAGCCGACGAGCGAGTGCCAGTGCTGCGTGAGAGTGAGCCTCGGTGCCAGTCGAGGCCTCGTGTGGATATGGCACCACGATCACGTGGCCAGCTGTGGTGCGTGCAGAGATGCGCGATCCCTTGGTGTCGGTTGCTCCGAGGAACTTGGTGGTGATGGTTTGCATGGTGTCTGGTGTCCTTGTCTGTGTGCGTGTTGTCGGTTGTCGGTGAACGCTTACGGCATCTCGGTGAGCACGCGCACTGCCTCGGCCTCGTCGTTTCCCTCGTACAGCGTGCGCATGGTTTCGTACGACTCGACGACGAGGTAACGGAACTCGCGATCACGTGCGCCGAACTCGCAGGCCTCGCTGTCGTTCGGATCGGCAGCGTCCACGAACATCACACGCTCGTCGTCGCTGCCTGCCACGTGAGGCAGGCACACGCTCGGCATCATGTCGTTGCCATACGAGCAGTCGGTGAGTACGCCAGCCTGCACAGCCTGTGCGATCAGGCCATCGAATGCGTATGCCTCGCTGAACTGCTGTGCACGAATCGTCGTGCCGTGGTTCGTGCCGTGGATCGTCGTGGTGTTCGTGTTCGTGTTCATGGTGTCTGGTGTCCTTGTCGTGTGTGTGGTGGTGCGTGGCTTATGCGTTGCGTCGAAGCACGGCACCGAGTGCCGAGGTGTTGCGACCACTGACGAGGCCGACGAGCGACCAGCCATCAGTGATGCTGTGCAGGCGTGTGACTGGCACGCACACGAACACACCAGAGCCTGCGGTGTATTGCTGTACGCGAAGATCCTCGCAGTCGGACACACGCTGGTAGGCCTCGACATCGGCCATGTCTGTCCAGAGGATTTCGGCAATGGCTCGACGTGCTACCAGACGCTGAACGTTGATCGTCAGTGGCTGCATGGTGGTGGCTGCGTTGGCCAGCGTGGTGGTGTTCGTGTTCATGGTGTCTCGTGCTCTCTCTCGTTGTGCGTGTTGTCGGTGGCCTCGGCCTCGTGCCGTTGCCGTTCCCGTTCCGGCCTTCGGCCGAATACACATCATGTCAAGTGCCTGCCAGCAATGCAAGCATGAAATGCCAGCAATGCTGATGGCAGGAAACAGGCGCAAATCCGTGTGGATTTTCGAGGTGGTGCGCACCTGGTACGCACTTGGCCGAGGCTGCAGGCTGGCGAGTGGTGCCAGAACGCGGTGCCAGAAACGGTGGCGTGCCTGTGCGTTTTCAGGCGTTTTCTTGCGTGTCTGTGCGTGGTGCCAGAGCCGACCAGAGCAGGCCGAAACGTGCAGAAACGTGAGGAATACTGAGGGATTTCTACGATTTCCGTGGCACTGCACCGTTTGCTGTGCCAGAAACCTGATCGGCCTAAATCATTAGGGAATCTGTATGGTGCCAGACTGTGTGCCAGAAACGGCACCGAGGCTGGCCATCTGGCAGCTGCAGGCCTGCCAGCTGGCAAGGCCTGCGAGGCTGCGAGGAACGCACACAGAGGCCACAGGAACGACGAACGGTGCTGGCCTCGACTCGTGAGCCAGCCTGCAGCCTGCGTGGCCTCTGGTGGCCTGTGCGTGGCTGGCCTCACAGCTGCACGCTGGTGCGCACCAGCCACACGAACACCAGCACCACGCACCAGACTGCCAGCATCAGCACCACAGCCACGGTGATCGCGTGGTGTCGTTCATCGTCGTGCTGTCGTCGTCGGTTGCTCACTGGTGTCGGCCTCGCAGCGTCGAGGCCAGCCACTGTGCGAACTCGTGTGCTGTCTCTGGCGTGATCCCGATCTCGTCGTCTGGCTGCACCTCGACGAGCCAGCACGGGATGCACACGAACTCGCATGGCCTCGGCACGTGTGGCCTGTGCACCACCTCGACACCACACCGACAGCAGCTGGCGATCTCGTTGTCGTTCCACTCGTGTGGATCGTCCACTCGCCTGCAACACACGACGAGTGGTGGTGCCTCGGTGCGCTCCTGGTTTGCACGTCTTTTCGCCATCAGAAATCCTCGTCTGGTCCATGCCAGTCTGGTGGAACGATTCGGCCTGCTCGTGATCGGTACTCGTCGAGGCCTCGCAAGATCTGCTCGGTGGCCAGTTCATAGTCGGCCACCTCACCAGCGATGCCGTGCTCTTTCGCACGCACCACGATCAGGCGCAAGCATTCGATCACTTCCTCTGGCGTGGCTTGCCCTGATCGATCCTGCAGATGCTGCAGTCGGCCTCTCAGCTGTTCGCACTCGGCCTGCAGTTCTGAGATGCGTTCGGTGTCCTCTGCCGTTCCCTCGATCAACGCTTTCTGTGCGCCTACCCATCCATCGATCTCTCGTTGTAGTGCCTGCACCTCACCTCGCAACTTCTCACACTCGCAACGCAGGCACACGCGTGCTTGTGGATCGTTGTTCGTGAAATCGTTTCGACACTCGCGATCATGGTTGATGCCTTGCGCCACCATGGCCCAATGCACCACATCCTCACGAGCCTCGACGTACTGACGCAGTAGGCCTCGACGTGTCTGCAGTGCGAGCACGTAGGCATACACAGCCAGTGCCGTGGCCGACACCGACAAGCCGAGTGCAACTCCCTGCAGAAACGTCACGAGGTGTGCTCCTGGTCGAACTCGTGAGCACGCACACGACGCAGTGCATCGGCATGGCTGGCCTCGGCCTCGTCGAGTGTGCAGCACCGACGCTGCCAGACCAGCACACGAGCACACCACACACACGACTCGAACAGGATCGGCGTGTGTCGCTTCTCTGGCCACGTGATCACTGCGTGCACGTCGATGCCGAGGAACACGGTTGACACCTCGTGTCCGTCGATCACGTCGTACGCAATCGAGCGCATGTCGTCGGTGAGTCGTCGCGCCCATTGCACCACCAGTGGCACGCCTGATTCGTCGTCATACACAGGCACCACCATGCGCCTGGTTTTGTCGAGCAGCCAGAAACGTTCGGCCTCGTGTTCGTCGTTGCGTGCGTTGCTCTCGTTCATGCTGTCCACCTCAAAACAAAACGAGCACGCCATCGCTGGCGTGCTCTGTGTTGCACTCACGCAGGCTGTGTGCCTCTACGCAGCCTCGGCCTTTCGTGCCTTGTGGTACTCGTTCACCGCATCGGCATCGGCGATCAACTGATCGTCATCACCACCGAGGATGTACCGTTGCGTCGTTTCCACTTTCTCGTGGCCGAGCCACTTTTGCACCGATCTGATGTTCCCTCCGTTTCGCTTGAACATCTCGGTGGCGAACGTGTGACGCAGATCGTACGCACGGCATCCCGGTGCGAGGCCGAGCGCATTCGCTCGTGCCACCAGTGCCTTGCGTAAGTTGTCGGTGTCCCATGTCAACTCTTTGCCGTTCACTGCCCACTTGTCATAGCTCGCGTATTCCTCGACGGCAGCACGAGCAGCATCGATTCGGCCGAACGGCAACGTGCGCTCGTGTGAGCCATGGCCCTTCTGTCGTCGGCTGATCTTGATCGTGCCTTGCTTCCATCTCACCTCGTGCTTGTGCAGTCGCTTGAGTTCGATGGCCATCACACCGAGGTGCCGTTGCATCTTGAGGCACGCTCGCGTGTACGAGGGACGCATGGAATAAATGATCTGGTCGGCCTCGTCGAAATCCAGTGCACGTGCGACAGGCTTTGGTGTCGGTGGTGTGTCCACGTCGTTGGCTGGATTGGCTGCGGCCTTGCCGTCGAGCGTGCGCCACACCTGACGCAGCGTGCGCAACAACTTGATCACGGTTTCCTGTGCGTACGGCTTGCCGTCGTTGCTGGCCTGTGGCTTACGCAACCAGTCGGCGATCACCTCACGGATACGCTGCGAGGTGACGTGCTTGCGTGGCGTGGTGTCACCGAGTGCCACACACCAGTGATGCAGCTGGTTGGTGATCGGTCCTTTGTTCTTGCCACTCCAACCAGCGAGGAACGCGTTGCAGTCGGTGCGCATGGTGCCGTCTTTGCCAGTGCGTGCCTCTTGCTTGTCGGCCTGTGCGTTCAGCCTCGTGCGCATCGCTGCAGCCTCAGCGATCAGGAACGTGCGCGATACGCCTGCCTTGTATCGTCGCGAGTCTGTCTGGCCACGCACCATCATCGTGATGTCGTAACCAGTGCCGTCCATGTAGATGTTCTTGACGCCTGCAAACGCAAGTTCTCGCTTTCCCTTGCGTGCCATCAGCGTCCAGCCTTTCGCAGCGACCACGTGCCATCAGCGTTGCGCTTGAACTCGGCACCTTTCTTGAGTGCCATGTAGACCACTTGCGTAAAGTGCTTCGCGTTCGTCGCGTAACCAGTGGCCAGCGTGTTGCGCGTGATCTGTGTTGCTGTCGCAGGCTGGCTGGCACGCACGACATCGATCAGCACCTCACGCAGTGGTGCCTGTGCACCTCGCACCTTTGCTCGCTTGCCGTTCGTGGTGGCTGCTGCCTTGCTGATCTTCGCCAGCGTGTCACCGAGGCCAGCACCGATCACGCTCGGACTGTCATCGGCTGCTGGTGGTGTCGGTGGTGTCCATGCCGATGCGAACTCGGCATCGTCTCGCAGCTGCTGCAGTGCTCGCGTGATCCGTGCGTGCTGGCTGTCGAGTGCTGCACGCTGGCTGTCAATTGACGCCAGCTGGATCTGTAACTGCTCGGTGACACGAGCGATCACATCCTCGCTCGGTGTCGGTGGTGGTGTGTGCGTGTCGTTCATCAGTCGTGTGCCTCTTTCTCGTTGAATACCGTTTGCCATGCTCTTTCGAGCCTAGCTAGTTTCTCACGCAGCTGGCTAGTTTCGGCCGACTGTGCAGAAACGGCAGCAATTGCAGGCTGCAGGCCAGCAAGCGTGTCCTTGATCAACGTGAGCGCAGCGATCCCATCTTCTAGCATTGCTTGCATCGCTGCGAAGTCTCGCGACAGCGTATCGACTGGTGCTGGTGGTGGTGTGTCTGGCGTTGCAGCTGGTGTCGGTGTGGCCTCGACGATCACTGGTGGTGTGCTCCTGGTCGAGGCCTCTGGCTGCTCTGGTGTGGCCTGCTCTGTGGTGTCGGTCGTTGTTCGTCGCTTACGTGGTTTGCCAGCTGTACGCACACTCTGCGCGGATGGTGGCTGGCCATCCTCTGCACGCTTTGCACGACGCCGAGCGTAGTAGCTCTCGGAGATCGATCCCTTCGTCGTCGGGATGCCGAGCGTGGCTGCGAGATCGGTAAGCCGTGCGATCTCCTGTGTCGTCGTGTGTGGTGCCTCGGGAAACAACGTGGCCTGATCGCGGATGAATTGAGAGAGCACACCGATGCGTGTCTTTCCTGTTTTCGGATCAAGGTACGGATTCGCTCTCGCTGCGTGTGGTGGTGCAGCTGTCGGCTGCTCGGTGTGTGTCTGGTGTGGTGCACGGTGTGTCGGCATGTTGTGTCGTGTCGTGTCGTGTCGTGTCGGAATTGTGCGAGGTGGTGAGCAAGCCAGCCTCGGTGCACAGGTCCAGCACCGTGCGTGGCGTGATCGTCTGCTGGTAGACCTGTGCGCCGAGCCTGCGTGCCTGCTCGTGTACGTGTGTCGTGGCTCGGCCACCGGGCAGACCGACGAACACGACAGCCACCACGCTCGCTGGCATTCGATCTCGTGGATCGGCCCATACCACCACGCGTGCCGAATCGATCACCTCGTCGGCCAGTTCGCGATCACGAGGACAGACGACGAGCAGCAGGCCATCGGGATTCAGGCGCAACGCTCGCAGCACTGGTCGCAATGGCTCAAGCCGTGGATTGTCTGGCAGCTGGAGATCTTCCATACCAGGTGGCGGATGGTGCAGTGCCTGCGTAAGCGATCCCTGTAGTGTTCCCATCGTTCTCGTTCTCCTGTTCGTGGCCTCGTGCACGTTCACGATCAACGGTGCGTGATCCGTTGCGTGTTCGTGCGTGTTCGTGCGTTGTGCCTCGCTTCTACCACCAGTCAATCCTCGACGCAAGCCCATCCATCGTGTTGCCACCTCGTGCAAGCGTTCAACGTGTGCGCTGATCGTTGCGAAATGCCAATGTTTTCCGAGGTGATCCGCGTCGTGTCGGTCACTGACAGCACGAGGCGAAATTGTATGGCCAGTTGCTGACACGTTGACAGCCAATCGTGCTCGGCGCATTCTCCCGATCTCGCTGCGTTTCTATTCGTGCTGGTGCGTTGTGGCCAGCCGACATTCACAGGATCGGATTCGTGAATGGCAGATCGAAAGAACGGCCGACACGGTGCACGCGTAAACCACGCCACCGACACCACCACTCCCGGCTCGACGACATCGCGTGCGAATGCTCGACGCATCGCACTCGGCCTCACGCTGCAGCAGTTGGCTGATCGTGCTGGCCTTGCGATACGCACGATCACGAGATGCCTGCGAGAGGACACCTCGTGCGACGTGCGCACGTACCGTCGAGTGGCCACAGCACTCGACGTGGATCCCTTGGACCTGTGGCCACATCTCGCCAGCCATCCTCGTGTGCTGGTGCGGAAGGAGTGAACATCGTGATGACTGACACACGAGATGCGCCAGTCACGCTCGATCAATTTGGGGATGTGCTCACCGATCTGGATCTTGCTCGACTCATGCATCGGCCAGCACGGTGGCCAGTGGACGAGCGCACGCGTGCTCGTCGTCGTGGCACCTCTCCTGATCTGCCGCAGGAGATCCCTGGTTTGAAACGACGCATCCGATACCGTAAGCAGGATGTTGCCTATTGGATGCAGACTGGCAGACGCCAGCGAAAGGCATCGTGATGTATTCGTGGCGATGGGTGATTGCTGCGCATGCCTCGTGGTGGTGCTGGCTGGCTGGCCATGCCGAGGCCGTGCACGAGTGTACCGAGCATGGCTCGTGCTGGATCTGTCCTGACTGCCGACGCTGGCATCGGTCGGCTGTTCTGTGGAAACGACGAAACGAGGTGGCCTGATGTCCACACCGGCACCACCGTTCCCGATTGAGCCACCAGCCGATCAGGTGTGCAACAACTGTGGCCAGCGATACGCCGATCACCTCGCTGTGCTGAACGCACCAGCACATGCCGAGGCCAATCCAGAGGCCTCGCAGCCAGAGCCGATCATGATCTGTCGGTTTGCTGCGTACCGATATTCGTTCGTGGCGACACCACACGAGGTGGCGTGATGTCGTTGCCTCGTGGTGTCGCGAAATCCGATTCGGGATTCCTGTTCATGCTGCGACGAGCAGACGAACTCGCTCGCTGGTCCGATCTGGAATTGAAAGAACGATGGCGACAGGTCACATCGCACATGTCACCGAGTGGCCTCGACTATGTATCAGGCTACGTGCAGAACATCGCCGTGGCCGAACGCAATGCACTCACTCGAGAAATGAGCAGGCGCACGCTTACTCGTTGATCCCGTTCCACCATGTACAACCACAACGCAGCCAGGAGGCACGCACGTATGGCACGAGTCGCGGAGATGTTCGACAGCAAGTACATCAAGGCCAGCACGCTGGCCGATCTCAAAGCGAGTGGTCGCCTGCCGATGCGCGTCACGATCTCGCATGTGACGCAGGAGAACATCGGCAGCGACGACGAGCAGAAGAAAACGAAACCAGTCGTGTATTTCGTCGGCAAAGAAAAGGGGATGGTGCTGAACCGAACGAATGCAGATCGGCTCACCGACATCGCTGGCAGCGACGACACCGACAACTGGTGCGATCTAATCGTCGGCCTGACAATCGAAAAGGATCGATACAAAAATGATCTCATCGACTGCTTACGGATCGTGCGATGGCGAGGTGCTGGCCAGCCAGTGCGTGCACAGGCTGCGCCTGCTCGTGCTGCTGTCCCTGCTCAAGCCACGCGTGCTGCACGCGAGCATCAGCCGTTCGACGACGACGAGGCCGAGCACGCACCAGCACCAGCACGCAACGATGACATTCCGTTCTGAGGATCGGCCATGTCACGCACACACCACCGACACGTGATCCGACCAGACGCCATCGAGCGTGATCAGCAGGCGATCCACATCGGTGATCGCTTGCGGATATCTGTGCGATTGCTCACCGATCTGTACGACATGCCTGATCACGAGTCGTGCACCGTGCGCCTGGTACGCACCGAGCGTGGTGCTGATGGTGCACATGTGCTCGTGCTCGCGTTCGACGAGGTGCAGCAGTGAAGCGATCACCACGCAGTGAAAAGATCGCCATGAACGAGTACGGTGTGCCGGTGCTGACGAAACGCCAGACGCAGCGTGCACATCGATACGCCATGGATCTGATTCGCACGAGTGGCCATACACGTCGCACGTGTCCAGCACCGTTGCTGGCTGCTGCGTTGTGCGAACTCGCCTATCACGCCAGCACGATTCGCTGGCAGCTGCAGCAGTTCATCACTGGCAGTGCACAGTGTGCGCCTGCCAAAGACGTGGCACGACTGGCACTGCAGATGGTGATGCACATGCAAGGCCTGTCGCCTGCCGATCAAGTGGCGTATCTGCAAACGTTGCTCGGTGACGATGAGACGTTCATCAGCAACGATCACACGACGCACTGATCACACACTCGCACCTCGGCTCGCACTGACTCGCTCGGTGCCACTCGCACACCATCTGCACTGACTCGCTCGGTGCCACTCACATCGATCACACGTGCTGCTGCTGCGTGTCTGTACGTGTGCGCAGCAGCAGCGTGGCCACCACCGTTCGTGTGTGTGAGGTGCAACGATGGATCTGCGTTACCGCACGGTTTCTGTGCGAATGATCAACGATCAGAAGTGGCGCACGCAGCTGTCCGATGACGGCAGGCTCGTGCTGTATTTCTTGCTTACGCATCCGAGTACGAATCGACTCGGTGTGTACCTCGGTGACACGTTCACGCTCGCAGCCGAGTGGCCTGGTCGCTGGCCATCAGACCGCATGGCCGACGCACTCGACGAGTTGCAGCGTGCCGACATGGTGCGGCTTGATCTCGTCGCTCGCGTGGTGTGGCTGCGCAATTTCATGCGGTATCACGCACCACCGAATCCCAACGTCGTACGAGGTTTCGTGCGTGATGCCAGCGTGATCCCTGAGTGCGATCTTCGCCAGCACGTGCTGGCCTCGGTGGCGCAGATCACTGCCGATCTCGGTGAGGCTTACAGCACAGCCTTTCGGCAAGCATTCCCGAACCATTCCCGAACCATTCCGAAACCGTTACCGAAACCGTTCGGGAACCAGCCTCGAAACAGGGATCAGGTAACAGATCAAGATCAAGATCAACTGAACAGGGAACAGGGAACAGGCACAGACACCGCGTGCGTGCGCGAGAATGGTTCCGAAACGGTTACGCAAACGGTTGAGACTTCGCAGCCACGAAAAGACGCTGTGAACGACGAACCACCGACCGAGGCCGACAACGCCACGAGGCCGACACCGAACGCAACAACCGACGAACGGAACAACGACACACCGACACTGCCACCGACACCACGCGATGGCTCGACGTACGGTGCGTGGCCAGCGAGACGGCGACGACTCGGCATGGCATACGAGGCCGAGCGTGCGTGCATGTCGGTGCCTCACCACTTGCACGAGGAACTGTTATCGCGCATGGCCAAGCCAGACGAGGCTGTGTTGCGTGCCTGGTACGGCGAGATCGGCCGCAAGTACGCACACGTCGATGTCGGTGACGACGTGCACGATCTCTATCGTCGCGAGTTCAAAGAATGGAAAGGTGCTGGCCCTGAGGCTGTCGATCCCGTCGAGCGTGCGAAAGGGATCGCTGCTCGGATCAACGCACGTCGAGCACTGCGAGGTGTGAAGTGATCGCCGAGTCGTTGGTGATCGCGTTCACGACGATGGCTCGTGCGTTCATGCACAAGATCGACGATGAGCAGATCGACGCACTGGCTGCAGCACTCAACGATCTACCGACCGACGCTGTGTGCGATGCGTGCGTCGAGATCACGAGGCACGAGCGATTCTTTCCTCGGCCTGTGGTGATCCGTTCGTACGTGGATCGTCTCGCACGTCAACGCCAGCACACACAACACACACCAGCAGCTGCATTCATCGATCCGACCACTGGTGATCGGTGCGAGTGGACGTGCCTCGCTTGTCAGGATCGAGGCCTGCGACCACACAACGACGATGGCCACGTGATCTCGTGGGATCAGGCACGTGGTGTCGGTGCGTACCAGTTCGCTGGTCCGGTGCATGTGCACCACGTCTCACGCTGCACGATCTGCAATCGCATCGCTGCACCAAAGCCAAAGCACACGCGTGCCACGTTCGACCAGGAGCAGGCCGACAAGGCCACGCGTGGCTCAGGATGGAGTCGATTCAATGCGTAAGCGACAGTATACCGACGACGATCCGATGGAGGCTCGAGACAACGCACGAGTGCGTGTGCTCGATGCGCTCAAGCGTGCTGGCAGTCGTGGCCTTACCTCGTGGGAACTGATTCACCGTGCCGAGGCCACCGAGGCACCACGTCGAGTGCGTGAACTGGTCGCCAGTGGTGTGCCGATCACGGTGGTGCACGAGGCTGGCACGTGCTGGCGTTACACGCTCACCAGCAGCGTTGATCCGTTGCAGCCTGTGCACGCTCGCACTGACGACGAGCAGCCATCCCTGTTCGACTGACATGGATTGCTGGCTGGTGTCCGTTCGTGCTCGACATGCGCACCTCGATCACGAGGTGGCGATGCTGCGTCGTGTGTTCGGCGAGTCGCCACAGCAGGCGCATCGGCTGGTGTGTCTGCTGCTGCTCACTGGTGGCTGGCGTGGCGTGGTGTCTGTGCTCGACGTGGTGCCAGCTGGCCAGCACCACGAGGCACCATGGCTCGACGTGGCTGGCGATCTCCTGCCACCACCGAGGCCACCGATGGCCAGCAGCTGGCCATCCATGCCGGATCGGCCGTACCTCGGCCATGCTGCAGGCCTGCCAGAGGCCACGCGAGACGAGGCCACGAGCAAAGAGCCAGCCTCGGTGCCGTTCGTGCCTCCTGAGGCCTGCCAGAGGCCTCGCGAGGCCAGCCGAGGCCATGCCGATGGCCTCAGTTGCCAGCCTCGGATCCCTCGTTCCACGCGTGAGCACGCACAGACACGCAAGAACACGCAGGCTCGACGAGCATGGCTGGCCGAGGTGTGCTGTCCGCTGGCCGAGGCTGCGTGTGGCTGGTACGTGGATCGCAGGCGTGCTGGCCTCGACACCAGCCAGCATCGCGATCCCTTGCCGAGTGCTGCAGGCTGGCCAGCCGATCTGGCGTTCGGACCAGATCGACTGGCCACCGATGACGACGACAGCGAGTGCGATCCCGACGCAGCGATCACGCACGGCACGCAGGCCGAACGTGCATGGCATCAGAGGCTGCGATGGTGATCCCGGTGTACGACGATGGCTCGGTGGTGCTGTACCACGCCGATTGCCGAACGGTGCTGGCCGAGATCGGTTGCGTGGCTGATCACGTGATCACCGATCCACCATACGACGCACACACACACGCCAACGCACGCAGTGGCCATCGCGATGCACGCCATGTCGTGCGACCACTGCCGATCACGTTTGCACCACTCGACATGCACGAGTGCGTGCCGTTGCTGCTCGCAGCTGCACGACGCTGGTGCATCTGTTTCTGCTCGCTCGAAATGATCGGCACGTACAAGGCCATCGCTGGTGATCGATTCGTGCGTGCTGGTTTCTATCGCAGGCGCAACGGTGCACCTCAGTTCACTGGTGATCGACCTGCGCAACCAGGCGAAGGCCTCGCGATCTCGCACGCACTCGGACGCAAGCGATGGAACGGTGGTGGCCGATCCGGTTTCTATGAGTCGTTGATCGTCGATGCCGAGACACGTACGCATCCGACGCAGAAACCGGAATCGCTGATGTGCGCACTGATCGCCGATTTCACTGATCCCGGTGATCTGATCCTCGATCCGTTCGCTGGCAGTGGCACCACGCTCGTGGCTGCGAAACGTCTCGGCCGACGAGCCATCGGGATCGAAATGGATCGCGCCTACTGCGACCACATCATCGAACGCCTGCGACAGTGCGCACTGTTCACAGGCGACGAACTCGAGCCACGTGCGCAAACGCTTACGTTCGACGAGGTGCAGTCGTGAGCGCACGTGTACGAGTGCCAGAGAAAGTCGAGCAGTCGCACATCGTGCAGACACTGCGACTGGTGCACGCTCGCGTGTATGTGATCGGCCACGCACCTCGACGTGATCAGGCGCACAAAGGCACGAGCCAGACTCCCGGCATTCCTGATCTGCTCGTGCACTTGCCAGCCTCACCGATGCCGATGCTGCGTACGTTGCACACGCACGCAGCACCACACGAACTGTGGATCGAGGTGAAAGCACACCGAGGCCGACTGAGTGCCGAGCAAGCCTCATTCCGCGATTTCTGCCACCTCGCAGGCATCGCACACGTCGTCGGTGGCCTCGACGAGGTGATCGCGTATCTGCTCGATCACGGTTACGTGTCGGCCTCTGGTGTCGCTCACTACAGGCTGCGAGGTGATGACCATGCGTCGTGATGACGATGCACAGGCACTCGCTGACGCATTCGACGCACTCGATCTGTCCATGTCTCGTGAGGCCATGCGGTATCGAGCGATGGCCGCATTGCAGGTGCTGCACTACCTGCGAGTGCAGCACGTCTCACGCACGGATCGCCACGTGATCCTGTGCGTGTGGCTGCAGCGTATGGCACTCGATCTGCGTTACCTGCTCAACGCTGACCAGGAGCACACCGATGCCTAACGCACAGGCCAAACCGTGCAGCATTCCGACATGCCGACACACGAGGCCATGTCCGGTGCATGGTGTGCAGCCTCGCACGCGTGTGTACAACCAAGGCAACTGGCGTGCTGTGTCTCGCACATACCTGCAGGCACATCCGTTCTGTGTGCACTGTCGTGCACAGCACCGGATTACGCTGGCCACGTGTGTGGATCACATTCGCGATCACCTCGGTGATGGCGTGCTCTTTTGGGATCGTGACAACTGGCAGGCCTTGTGTGCCTCGTGCCACTCGCGAAAGACACGAGCGACATCATGCTGACGGTCGGATCGTTGTTCGCTGGTATCGGTGGATTCGATCTCGGTTTCGAGCGTGCTGGTTTCGAGATCGCGTGGCAAGTGGAGATCGATCCGTACGCACGCAGCGTGCTGCAGACACACTGGCCGAACGTGCCGAGGTTCGACGACGTGCGCACATGTGGTGCACATAACCTCACGCCTGTCGATGTGATCTGTGGTGGCTTTCCTTGTCAGGACATCAGCATCGCTGGCAACGGTGCTGGCCTTGCTGGCGCACGCTCAGGCCTGTGGAGCGACTATGCCCGAATCATTCGCGAACTTCGACCACGATACGTGCTCGTGGAAAACGTCACAGCACTGCTTATTCGAGGATTCGATCAGGTACTCGGTGATCTGGCCTCGTGTGGGTATGACTGTGAATGGGACTGCATACCAGCGTGCGCCATTGGTGCACCTCACAGGCGTGATCGGCTCTGGCTTGTTGCCTACACCGGGAGCGAACGACTGGAAAGGCTCGGCGCAATTCGGCCAGAGGCAGGGACAACTCGACGAACTGATCGAGAACTTGCCGAACTGGATTCGATGTCCGTGCTGCGAGGATTACATGTGCACGATCCACTGGCCTTTACACGTGCACGAGTGCGACTGCCCTGCAATCGACGACATGGACGGCAGCGATCTCTTACGTATGGACCCCTATACGGAAGCGACAGCTGGCCACCTTTCACCGGAGATCTGCGAGTGGCTGATGGGTTTCCCTATCGAGTGGAGCGCATCAAAGCGTTAGGTAACGCTGTCGTGCCTCAACTTGTCGAGTGGATCGCTGGTCGCATTGCACTGCACGCAGCTGCACGACACGAGGTGCACACGTGAACGTGATCGCTCGCTGGTGTGCTCGCATGTGGATCGCACCACAGTGCGGCCTGTTCGACGACGTGGTGCCGTCTGTGTCGTGGCCTCGTGCTGGTGCGTGTGTGCAAGGGACAGCGCACGAGCGTGTGCCACTCGTGCCACTGGCGTTCGTGTGGTCACGCTGGCAGTGGCCGACACCACTGGAAAGCGATGCGCACTCATCCGGCAATCGCAACACAGCTGGATCACGTGCGCACCTCGGTGTGTCGTTGTCCGATGCCGTGCGAGGTGGCGACAGCAACACACCACGTGAACTCACCGCAGGCGAATGCGTGGCACCACCGTTCGTCGAGTGGCTGATGGGCTATCCGCCTGGTTGGACCGAGATCGAGGTGTCTGCTGATGTTTCATGTACCTGAACGTTTACGCGTGCGCACTGGTCCGCAGGCCTCGTCGAGCCTCGATGGCAACTGTGGTGCATTCGTGGTGCAGCACGCTGGTGTGTCGTTGTTCGTGATCGCCAGCGATGGCCTCGATCTGCCAGTGCCGCACCAGTGGGAACACGTCAGTGTGAGCACACGCGAGCGCACGCCGACATGGCAGGAGATGTGTGCAGTCAAACAGATCTTTTGGGATGCAGAGGATGTCGTGCTGCAGCTGCATCCTGCTCGCTCGCAATACGTGAACGATCATCCGTACGTGTTGCACCTGTGGCGTTCGGTGAACTGCCGACAGCCACTGCCACCGATGCTGCTCGTGTGAGGTGAACTATGCGTGATCTCTTACCTGCGTTCGCTGTCGGTGCACTGTGGGGATTGGTGGCTGTGCTGATTGCGTACGCTGCACAGGCTGCACCACGTCTTATGCTCGCGATCCTCGTGTTCGTGATCGCGTGTGCCGTGCTCACGGTGCTGGCCATGGCTCGTCGAGGTGTCTCGTGGCCACGATGACGTTGCGCACGTGCGCTCGGCTGGCGTGCTGGCGTTCGTTCCCTGTCGAGTTGCCGAGTGCTCGCATCTACTGCGACGACGAGTGCGAACACGCAGCACGTGCCGAGGCTCGTGCACGCACGCTCGCCAATCGCGAGGCACGAGCACTCGACGCTGTGTACGCACTGCCATGCGTAAGGCCAGACGCACACGTGTGCTTGCGTGCTCACGATGTCAAGAAACCGTCGAACGTGTAACAAGTACAGGGTAGGGGGGTCCAAATCTCTGGATGGTGTAACTCCTGCCGAGCGTCCTGCTCTCTTGCGCATTCTCCTGACTTGGCGAGTTCGGATCAGGCGTTTCGGCCGATGTCAACGTGTAAGTGATACATAACGAGGCAAATCATGGCAGGCAACCATCGCAGTGGACCACCACGCAAGGCCAAACCGATCTTGAAGGATCCGATTACCGATGTCTCGGCACCTCGTGATCTCGGCAAGGCCGAGCGCAACTACTGGACATACTACGCACCGATCCTGCTTACGCGTGGCCTGTGGACAGCGAGCGCACGAGACGTGTTGCGCACGTATTGCGAATCGCTGGTGCTACGGGATCGGCTGCAGACGGTGATCAGTGCCGATCCGTTGATGGCCGAGGTGGTCACGGTAGACGGTGCAGGACAAGAGCGCATCTCGTACAAGCCACATCCGTTGCTCACGCAGCTGCGACAGGTGCGATTGGAGTGTCGATTGCACGCCAACGATCTGAGCCTGTCACCGATGACGGCAAGCAAGATGCCGGAAACGACGACAGCAGGCGCAGCCGATGACAAGTGGTCTGCACTGTCCACACCTCGGCTGGTGTCGCGTAAGTAACCACCGACGAGAGAGAGGCACGGCATGGGAGGCAAATACGGTCACGCACTGGTAACGACTCGCGCAGCGTTCGTGCCACCAGACATCGACAGCGCAACGCTGCCAGTGCGATACGAGCAGGCACGTGAAGCACTGGCAGCGTGCGAGAACATCGACGAGTGCAAGGATTGGGCAGACAAGATGGCTGCACTCGCGAGCTATGCCAAGCAAGCCGACGATGACACGTTGCAGCGTCTGGCGATGCGTATACAGGCACGAGCGATCAGGCGTGCTGGTGAACTGCTGCGCACGTTCAAGCAACGAGGTGGAGATCGCAAGTCAGATCAAAGTAGGGACGATCCCACTTTGATCACGCAACGCAAGGCAGCTGGATCGGCTGGTATGTCCAAGGATCAGGAGGTGCAAGCGATCCGAGTGGCGAACGTGCCAGCCGACGAGTTCGATGCGGCTGTGGACAGCGACGAGCCACCGACGATCACGGCACTGGCCGAGCGTGGCACCGACAAGCGACCAGTGCCAAAGGCTGCACCAGGAGCCGTCGAGGCCACGCAGCTGATTGGTTTCCTGCGTTCGCTGTCTGCGTTCTGTGAGAGTCACACGCCAGCCTCGGTGGTGGTCGGCTTGTTCGATCACGAGCCGAAACAGATTCACAAGTTCTTACGCGTCGTCGGTCCATGGATCGAGCAGTTCGTATCAGCAATGGAGGAACGCGATGGTAGCAATGGAGAGGTACACGCGATACAGCGAGACGAGACTACGGCAGGAGATACACAGCGTGTTCGACGAGTGCCGAGTAAACGGCACCGAGTTGCAGTTGAAGTGGATCACGATTGAAGTGTGCGACCGACACCGTAACGCGTTGCTGTCGGTGGCTGATGATGCTGCGCCTGCGTTGCTCGATGACGTGGCCTTTTGGGAATACTGCGCTTACAACAACGTGCGAGGTTTGGCGACAGCGTGCATCAATGCGCAGGCGAAACGTGCTGCACACCACGCCACGCAGTCAGTGCTGCCAGAGGTATTCGAGCATCTACAAACCGAGTACGTGATCGAGCGTGATGGCGTGGCTCGTCCGATCTCGATCCACGAGGCCACCAACGAGGAACTGACTGCACGTGCGTATATGTACCTTGCGAATGGTGCACAGATGATTGCGCATGGCAACGAGCTATTGCGCTTCGTGGAAATGCGCGAGGCCGAGGCTGCAGCTGATGATCAGCAGGCGCACGATCAGTAAGCACGACGTACCAGATGCGAAACTGGCTGCGCTCCTGGTACGCATCGGATCGCGAGTGCAGCAGGCTGGTGCTGCACTCGTGGCGTTGCAGGATGCCAACGAACAATTGGTGCGTGTGCTCTTGCCATTGATCCTGCAGCTGGCCGATGCCGAACTCGCACACGTACCACTGGCCGACAGCGATCCCGTGCTCACGTTCTCTGGCAGTGGCAGCAGTGATGTCGTGACGGCTGGCACGTTGCGTCGTGCACTGGCTGCAGCCGACGAGGCCGAGGAAGCACTCGACGCACTGGCCGAACTCGGCAAGGACGATTGATGAGCGCACCACATGTCGGCCTGCGTCGAGGTGCACTGATCCAGCGACGTGCTGATCACGTCGTGCGATTCATTCGTAACCTCACGCTTTCGACTGATGGCCTCGAGCCATGGGCAGGCAAGCCGTTTGATCTGCGTCCATGGCAAGAGGCCATCGTGCGTGAGTTGTTTGGCCGAGTGCGTGCCGATGATCGATCACGTCGAGCGTATCGCGTCGGTTTCATCGGCATACCTCGCAAGAACGGTAAGACCGAGATGTGTGCAGCACTCGCACTGTATGGCTTGATCGGCGATGGTGTGCAGCGTGCACAGGTGTACTCGGCAGCGAACGAGAAAGAGCAGGCTGCACAGGTGTTCAACGCTGCAGCTGCAATGGTGGAGAACGATCCACAACTGCTGCAACGGATCGATCTGCTGTACGCCAAACGTCGGATGGTGGACAAGCGCACTGGCTCGTTCTATCAGGCACTGTCGGCCGAGGCGTACAGCAAGCACGGATTCAATGCGTCCCTCGTGATCTACGACGAACTACACGCAGCACCATCGCGTGATCTGTGGGACGTGTTGCGCACCTCGATGGGCGCACGTCGTGAGCCAATGATGATCGCGATCACGACTGCAGGATTCGACACAGCCTCGATCTGTTTCGAGTTGTGGGATTACGCTCGCAAGGTGCGCGATGGCATCGTGCACGATCCCTCGTTCTATGCGTGCCTGTACGAGACACCACACGATGCCGACTGGCTCGACGAGCGTGTGTGGCGTGCAGCCAATCCTGCGTTGCAAGAGCCACACGCGTTCAGAGACATCGACGAGATGCGCGACTACGCACGCGTGGCCTCACGCAGTGCCGAGGCACAAGGCACGTTCCGTCGCTTGTACTTGAACCAGTGGACAACGAGCGAGGTGCACTGGCTCGACATGCACGAATGGTCGCAGTGCTGTGCAGCGAGTGCGCACGAGGCTGCAGGCCTGCCAGCGTTTGCAGGTTTGGATCTCGGATCGAAATCCGATCTCTCTGCGTTCGTTGCTGTCACACCGTTGCCTGATGGTCGTTACCTGGTACGGTGCCAGATCTGGATGCCAGAGGGAGCACGCGAGCGATACCACGCAAGGCCTTACGACTCGTGGCACGAGGCCGACGCACTGACGATCACCAGTGGTAACGTGAGCGATTTCGCACGCATCGGCCGAGACGTGGAACGCCTGTGCACTGAGTGGAACGTGATCGAACTGGCCTACGATCAGCGATTCGCCGAGCCACTGATTCAGCAGCTGCAGATGCCAGACGTGCAGCTGATCGAGCAGCCACAGGGATACAGCCTCAACGTTGGCCTGCGTGCGTTAGAGGATGCCGTGCTGTCGCACACGCTGTGTCACAACGATCAGCCAGTGCTGACGTGGATGGCCAGCAACGCCATCGTGGAAACAGGCAACCGAGGTGAGATTGCCGTGAACAAGAAACGCAACCGAGAAAAGATCGATGGCGTGGTGGCACTCGCCATGGCCTTGCAGCGTGTGCAGCTGCAGGCACCAGACGATGTGTCAGCGTACGAGGATCCCTCATATGGCATCGAGGCTGGCCAGTGGTGAGTGCACTCGTGGCACTGTGCGTGGTGCTGTCGGTGCTGTCGTTGATCCTCGGTGCCGAGTTGTGGTCGTTGCCTCGACGGCGATCACGCGTGCTCGTGAACTTGCTACACGACGAGGGAACGATTGCAGGCGTGCTGTGGAATCGTCGAGGCTGCTGGCTGGTGGTGAAAGATGCACGCCTGCTGCGTCCCAACGGTGACAGCGTGACCATCGATGGCGAGGTGGTGATCGACAAGGATCGCGTTGCCTTCCTACAGGTGCTGTGATGACGAGGCCAATCGAGCAGCAGCGTGAACTGTGGATCAGCGTGAAAGAGGCTGCAGCCTTGCGAGGCCGACACGTGCAAACCGTCTACACATGGATGCGGACTGGCACCGTGCGCACGTGGTACGAACCAGGAGGCCGAGTGCTGGTGTACTTGCCAGACTGCGTGCCACCGTCTGAGTTGCCACCTCGCAACATGCGCACGCGTAATCGTGAACGCTGAAACACACTCGTACACGCTGTCACACACTTACTGATTTCTCCGAGCCTCGTGGCTCATGCTGCGCACCGTGCGTGGCATGAGCAAGGCCAGACGCACACCATGGTGCTGGTGGTGGCATCGTGCGTCTGGCCTCGTTCTCTGCCACGTCGATCCCGACATGGCAATCGTTCAGTCCCTCGGCCAGCTGCAACGCAGCACCTACACGCAGCCACCAGTGATGCTGCAGTCGAGCACGAGCACGCCACTCGGCTCGTTGGGATATGGCCAGCTGTATCGGCAAGTGCCTGAGGTGCGTGTGTGCGTCGAGTTCATTGCTCGCAACATCGCGCAACTCGGCTTGCACATGTTTGAACTGTGGCCAGACGGGAATGGCTACTATGATCGTAAGCGTACACGTACGCATCCGGCGATCCAGCTGCTGCAGTCACCGAATCCAGACTGGACCAGGTATCGGCTGATCGAATCCACCGTGCTCGATCTGTGCATCTATCACCACGCATTCTGGATCAAGTTGCGCAAGGCTGGTGGCGCGATCACGCAGCTGCAGCCAGTGCCACCAGATCGCATGCAAGTGGCTGGCGATCTCACGCCAGAGATGTATCGGTATACGTCGAGCAGTGGTGGCCAGTGGATCGATCTGCCACCGACCGAGGTGATCCACTTTCGGTACAGCGATCCTCTCGATCCCCTGCGTGGCACCTCGGCACTCGAAAGTCTAAAGTGGGTGATCGCGGAGTCACGCGCATCGTCGGCTGCACGGATTCAATTCTGGCGTAATGGCGCGAAACTCGGTGGCGTGATCGAGCGACCACGCGAGGCTGGCAAGTGGTCGCCACAGGCACGTGATCGTTTTCGCGAGCAATTCACATCCAAGTTCAGTGGACCAGACAACGCAGGCTCGATCCCTGTGCTCGACGAAGGGATGCAGTTCAAGCCTGTGGTGGCCACGATGGTGGATTCCGAGGCCACGAGTCTGTGGAAACTTACGCGTGAGGAAGTCGCACGCGCCTATCACATCCCGTTGCCGATGGTCGGCATTCTCGATCACGCCACGTTCAGCAACGTGAAAGAGCAGCACCGACATCTCTATCAGGATTGTCTCGGTCCTTGGTTGTCCATGCTGACCGATGAACTCGAGTTGCGCTTGCTGCGTGAGTACGACGAGCCAGAGCGTTTCTATCTGGAGTTCAACTTACTGGACAAGTTGGCTGGCTCTTTCGAGGAACAAGCCGAGGCTTACCAATCGGCATGTGGTCGTGCCTGGATGACGGCAGACGAAGTGCGATCACGACAGAACCTGCCGCACCTCGGTGGCGATGCTGCACGCATCGTGATGCCTCTGAACATGACGGTGACACCAAACCTCGTGCAGAGCGATGAGGCCATGCAATGACACCAGTGCTATTCGACGAATCAGGACTGGCTGCAGTCATGCCATCTCGTTTCCTCGGCCTCTGGTCGCAGTGGCAGCGAGCAGCACGAGCAGCACGCGATCTCGCGTTGCCTGAGTTGCACACCGAGGCTGCTGTGCCTCGTGAACGTGTACAGGCTCAGGCACTCGACACCGTGGCTGTGATTCCTGTGCACGGTGTAATCAGCAAGCGTGCATCGATGTGGTCCGAAATCCTCGGTGGCACCTCGCTCGATCTCTTGTCGTTGCAGCTGGCACAGGCACGAGACGACACGAGCACGCGATCCATTGTGCTGCACGTCGATTCGCCGGGAGGTGGTGTGTACGGCATCGACGAAATGGCGAATCAGATCGCCGAGTTGAACAAGCACAAGCCAGTGATCGCATTTGTCGATGGCCTCGGTGCGTCGGCTGCGTACTGGCTGATCGCTGGTGCCTCGCACATCGTCGCGACACCGAGTGCCGAACTCGGATCGATTGGTGTGTATGCCGTGCATTTCGACACCTCGCGAGCACTCGATCAGGAAGGCGTGACACCGACGCTGATCAAGGCTGGCGAGTTCAAGGCGGAAGCGAATCCTTACCAGCCTCTGAGCGACGAGGATCGCGAGGCCATGCAGCAACGCATTGATGCGCACTACACGCGATTCGTATCTCGGATCGCGAAGGGACGTGGTGTCAGTGCTGGCAAGGTGCGTGAGTCGTTCGGCCGAGGCCGAGTGCTCGACGCCACGCAGGCCGAGGCCTGTGGCATGGCGACCGAGATCGGTGGTTGGCCAGACGTGCTGCGCATCGCAACGACAGAGGCACGCACACGAGCGCACACCACGCAGCAGCAGCCTCGGCCTCGTGTGGCCTCGGCTGAATCGCTGCGCCTGCAGCTGGCGATGGCCGAGGCTGCGATCTGACGCAGCACAGACGACAGGGAGAAACGACGATGCAGATGCTACCGATTCGACACACGCTGTCGTCGGAACGTGATGAGGCCTTGAACAAGGCACGCACGTTCATGGCTGCAGCCGAGACAGAGAACCGAGAACTTACCGATGCCGAGCGTGCCGAGGTGCAGTCGCACCTGGACGCAGCGAAAGCAATCAAGGCTCGGATCGACGCACTGACTGGCGACGATGAGATGCGAGCGCAGTTGTCGGCCTTTCAGGATCAGCAGGCACAGACACAGCGTGCTGTGATTGATCGTGGTGCAGCTGGTTTCCAGACACAGCGTGCACTGTCGCTCGGTCAGCAGCTGGTGATGTCGGCTGTGTATCGCGATGGCATTCGTGGCAAGGCTCGGCCTCGTGGCTGGTCCAGTGGCACCATCGATCTTGAGGTGCCGATGCAGGCCACCACACTCGACAGCAGTGCTGGCAGTGGTGGTCCGTTGCTCGTGCCACAGAATCTCGGCCTGCAGCCAGTGCGGATGCAGCGTCTGGTGATTGCCGATCTGATCGCGAGTGGCACCACCGACAGCAACGCTGTGATCTACATGGAGGAACAGGGCAGCGTGAACGGTGCGGCTGCTGTGGCCGAGGGTGCAGTCAAGCCCGAATCAACGCTGATCTTCGTGCAGAAAACCGATCTCGTAAAAAAGATCGCCACGTGGTTGCCAGTCACGGATGAAATGCTCGACGACGTGCCACAGCTGCGCAGTTACATCGATGGCCGTCTCGTGGTGTTCGTGCAGCAGGAAGAAGAAGATCAGATCCTCAACGGTGATGGCATCGGTCCCAACATCACCGGCATTCGTAACCGTGTCGGCCTCGCACCGGATGTCGTGCGCACCGATCCCGAAAACAACATGGATGCGATCCTGCGTCAGGCCAGTGCCATTGCTGGTGCGTCGTACATGTTCCCTGACGCAGTGGTGATGAATCCTGCCGACTGGCAGACGATCATGCTCACCAAGGCGACCAATGGCGAGTATCTCGCTGGTGGTCCGTTCTCGTCACCACTGCAGCAGCGTCTGTGGGGATTGAATGTCGTCGTGACTCCGGCGATGCCTGCAGCCACTGCGCTCGTTGGTGCGTTCCAACTTGGTGCGCAGATCTTCCGCAAGGGAGGCATCGCCGTCGAGGCTGCGAACACGCACGCGGATTACTTCATCCGCAACATGACAGCGATCCGTGCCGAGGAACGTTTCGCACTTGCCGTGTACACGCCTGGTGCGTTCGGTGAAGTGACCAGCCTCGGTGTGCCAGTTGTTGTCGGTCCCTGATCTGTAACTCGGTGATGACCAATGGCCGAACGTCCATCGAACATCGCTGCTGAGGCTGTGTGGCCGACACGTGCGCAATCACGCCAACGTGAGCACGTGGTGGCTGGCACTGGTGGTGTGACGATCCTCAAGTCTGAGGTGCCGATTCCACCAGAGCCAGAGCCAGAGCCAGAGGAACACATCGAACGCCGTGTGTATCCACCGACACCAGACACGCGTGATCAGCGACCGAGCACGCGTGCTGGTGGTGCCGATGCACTCGGTCGCAACAAAGGTGGCAAACGGTGATCCAGACTCGTCGGCTGGCCACAGCAGCTGGTGCTGTCGAACCTGTGACAGCCGACGAACTGATGGTGTGGGCACGCATCACCGACGAGGCCGAGCGTGCGACGTGTGAACGACTGATCACCGTGGCACGCACCGAGATCGAAATGTACACAGGCCACGTGCTCGTGGCTGGCACGTTCGCGATCACCACGCAGGCCGACTATCGGATCGAGTTGCCGATCACGCCTGTGGTCGCGATCACCGAGGTGCAGTCGATTGATTCGCTCGGTGTGTTCGTCGTCGTCGATCCGTTGTCCTATGCGTACGTGCTGACAGTTACGCCAGCGTTGCTGCGTGTGACTGCTGATGCGTACTACACGAGTGCGTACGAGGTGACAGTCGAGGCCGGATATGCGGCCGACCAGGTGCCAGCCGATCTTAAGCAAGCCGTGCTCGATGTTGCGTTGCTGCACTACCAGCACCGAGACGATCCCGAACTCGTCGAGCGTGTGCGAGGTTTCCTCACCACGCTGCATCACCAGTTCGGGATCGTGCAGATCTGATGGCCACGCTTACTGATGTTCGTCGTCGCACGCTGCGTCGGATCGAGGTAGCAGGCCGACTCGTCGAGCGTGTGTCTCTCGCGAGTCTGCAACTCGTGGACGATGGCCATGGTGGATTCACTGAGGCATGGACACCACTGACACCAGCGGATGTCTTTGCGCAGATCGATTCGTTGCAAGGTGTCGAACGTTTGCAGGCACAGGCCATCGAGGTGTCGCTGGCGTTCATGGTGACGCTGCGATGGCATGACGGGATCACTGCTGGCACACGGATCACATGGCCAGCACGAGGCCTCGTGCTTGAGGTGAATGGGCCACCAGTCGAGATCGTGCGACGACAGTTGCTGCAGTGCTACTGCTCATCGCGAGTGAGTGAGGCTGCGTGATGCGCACCAGTGGTGTCGGCAGCATCGTGAGTGCCGTTGTCGATCACTTGCAGGCCGACGCTGGTGTGACTGCGCTCGTGCCTGCCGCACGCATCGGCAACGAGATCGCCACTGGTACGACGAGGCCTTACATCGTCGTCGAGGTGGAAACCGAAACCGACGATGACACGTTCTCACTCGGTGGTGTCGATGCCGTGCTGTCAGTCACACCAGTCAGTGATTACCGAGGCTCGTACGAGATCGGCCAGATCGCCAGTGCTGTTCGCGAGTCGATGGATGGTCGGTTGCTGACAGTCGCTGGATTCGTCGGTGCGCCTGCTGATGTCACATACGAGCAGGCACTAGGTGAGATACGCGAGGACGTGTCTGGTGTAACCGTGCGCAGGCGTCCCCTGTGGTTTCGCGTGCGTGCACTGTAACAACGAGGGAGAACGCAGATGGCTACTGGCAAAGGTGCACATTTCGAGATCACGATCCCGCCTGGACCGACAGCGACTGTCGTCGATCCGTTCCTGCGTGCTATCGCTGCGAGCAACGAGGCCGAGGAAGTGGACGCGACAGTCGTCACATCGCAGAAGCGTGAGTTCGAGCCTACGTATGAACGGGATCGACTGACGCTGCGATTGAAAGCGACCACCGAGGCACTGACGTTTGCACGCAGTGCGAAAGGTGTCATCGATGCGCCATTCGTGTATCAGCCGTTTGGCGATACGGTCGGAGGTCCAGAGATCACCGGCACGTGCAACGTGCTACGTGCGCAGTCGATCCCGAACGCCGAACCGGGAACGCTCAGTGAGTTGGAGGTGGAATTGAACATCAATACCGAGACGCATGGCGTGATCGCTGTCGCTGCTGCACGTCGCTGATCACGTGCCTCGTCGTTCACGCTCGACACGCGATTAACTGAGGGAGGCAACGCGTGGATAAGCGATTCGTGTTTGCACAGAAAGAGCGTGCGTTGCGATACGACATCGCAGCCATGCTCGCACTTGAGGATGCCAGTGGTGGCAAGCCGACTGGTGCCATTGTCGCCAGCCTGCAGCAGTGGTCGTTTACATCGCTGGTGCTGCTGCTGTGGGCTGGCTTTCGTTGGGAAGATAAGAACCTCACACAGGCCACGGTGCGTAAGGCACTCGATGCGTACGTGCTGGAACACGGCAGCAACGTGCGTCAGTTACGCAAGGACATCACCGATGCCATCGAGGCCTCGGCCTGGTACAAGCAAATCGACACAGCACCAGACGACGACGAGGAAGGTGTAGCGATCCCTTAGACGTGCCGACTGCACCGAGCACGGGACCACTGCACGCGTGGTATGAACGCGTGCAGCCGTTTGCTTACGGTGTGCTCGGCCTGCGTCCATGGGAACTGCCACGGTACACACCACGCGAGTTCGGATACCTCGTCGAGGGATGGCGACAACTCGACGAGGCCGAACGCCATCGCATTGCTGAACTCGCCTGCTGGTTGCTGTCGCCATGGGTCACACGAGGCCGCACGTTGACACCACGACAGCTGCTCGGCCTCGACAGACGTGAGGACATCTAGCGATGGGCAATACGGCACGCTTACGCTTTACTGGCCTCGACAAGATGCAGCATCTGCTGCACGCGTACGGACAGGATGTTGTGCGTGCAGCGTATGAGGATGTGTCCGAAACCACACGACGCACAGCCGAACGCACGGCAGCTGCTGCACCAGTGGAGTCTGGCGATCTCGTGAAATCGATCACAGCCATCGTGCGTACTGATGGCTACGTGATTCGTGGTCGTGTGCGTGTCGGTGTGGACTACGCAGCACACCTCGAGTTCGGCACAGAAAAGACACCGAAACATCCGCACCTCGTGCCAGCTGCTGTCGATGAACGTAAGCAGCTGCAAGCACGATTGATCGACAGCGTGATCGAGCACACACCAGCCGAACTCGGCAAGCCACGCATCGTCGGTCGCGATGCTGGCCTGCCTGGTATCCACATCGAGTAAGCAGCGAGGCACACGAATATGGCTGGCACAGCTGCGACATTCGATGCGAACTTTTCCAAGTTCATCGGCGAACTCGACAAGGTCGAGGTAAAGCTACGTGCGTTTGAGGTAGACGCAGGCAAAGCCTCATCGGCATCGAATCGACTCGCCGACTCGCTGAACGGCAACAAGATCGCCGAGCAAGCACAGATCGCCGTACGTGCGATCAACGCCATCGATGGTGGTGTGCAAGCACTCACGCGTGGCGAACTCAGGCGCATGGGTGCCGTGATCGACGAGGCCACGGAAAAGTTCGCGAAGATGGGTAGGCAAGTGCCTGCCGATATGGCTGCAGTAAAAGCCAGCCTCGACGCAGCACGAGCCAGCACCGAGCAGTCTGCAGCACCAGCAGGCAAGTTGATGGACATGTTCAGCAGTGGCCTCGGCCTCGGTGCTGGCATGACCGTGATCGGCCTTGCCGAAAAGGCACTCGGTGCGATCACCAATCAGCTGTCGCTGATGTGGACCGAGGGACAGAAACTCTCGCAGATGGGGACAGCGTTTCAATCGCTGCAAGGTGGTGCCGGACCAGCGTCCACAGCGATCAGTAATCTGCGTGAGGCTACACGTGGCCTCGTGAGTGATGTCGATCTCATGCAGGCGAGTAACAAGGCCTCGCTGCTCGGCCTCGACAAGATGGGGATCGAGTTCGACGAGATGGCCAGCATTGCCGTGAAACTCGGTAAGGCCATGGGATCGGACGCAGCAAAGAGTGTCGATGATCTTACGACGGCCTTGTCTCGCCAGTCGCCAATGATCCTAGATAACCTAGGATTGTCTGTTAAGTTAGAGGATGCTTACCAGAAATATGCCGACAAGATCGGCGTGGCTGCATCGGCTCTGGACGACGAGCAAAAGAAACTCGCCTTTGGTGAGGCTGCGATGTCGGCTGCAGCCGAGAAAGCAGCCACGCTCGGTGAGGCCAATCTCACACTCGGTGAACAGATCAGCAGGCTCGGTAACGTACTGACGAACACGCGTGCCGAACTCGGTGCAGCTGCGAACGAGTCGAGCCTTGCTGCTGATGCGCTCGGTGGTTACACCGATGTCGTGTCCGAGACAATCGACAATCTGTCAGAGGCATGGGATCACTTCACCAACATCAACGAGGTGATGTCCGAGCAGATCGGCCTGAGCGTTGATCTCGGTAACAAGTACAAAGACGATCTGACCGATGGCCTGATGTTGTTCCTCGTGCCTGCACTCGGTGCAGCGAACATCGCAGGCAAAGCGTTGAATGCCACGCTCGAATACATGGATGCGCTGACGCAGCGCAATGCTGGCAAGTTGGACGTGGCCAATCTGCCAGCTGTCAACGAGGGACCAGCGATCTCGTTCAGTCGCAAACCAGGCGACATCGGCTTGTCGCCTGAGGCTGATCGTGCTGCACACGCCATCGCGCAAAAGGAACTCGATGCCTACGTAAAGGAACGGCGAGCCAAGTATCAAAAGGAGCAAGAGGATCGGTTGCGTGCGCTGGAGAACGGTGGCGAGAAAGCCGCAAAGGCTGTCGCCAAGCAACACAAGGAACGAGAGAAACTCGAAAAGGATCATCAGGATCGGCTGGCGAAACTGAGTGGTGGTGATCAGGTCGCGAAAGCGATCCAAGCCTCGCTCGACATCAAAGAGTTGAAAGGGAAACTCGGCGATGACGCAGCTGCAAAGATCTTTGGTGAACTGCTCGACGCAAAGGACATCGCGAAAGCGATCAAGCCTGAGGCTGTGGCCGGGATCGAGGAAGCGTTGCGCACGCTTTCGACCAATCCCGGTGTGGTGCGTGCTGCACGCGAGCAAGGCGCGAAAGTCATCCAGCAATTCCAGATCGGCATGGCTGGTGCCAAGGCCAGCGATATCCGTGGTATCGGTGGCGCGATTGCGATCAACTCGTACCAGGTAGCTGGCATCACTGGCGTGCTCGGCCAGACAACGCAAGGGATCGAGCAGCTGTCGTCCAAGTTCAACGACATCGGCATCCCGATGTCGGTGGTAAATGATCGCTTTAACACGTTCATCGAATCGACTGGTAAGTGGAATGCTCAACTCGATAGTGCCGTCGAGGCGTTCAGCCAGCTGGCGCAGATCACGCAAGGGATGGGCACTGGCCTCGACAAGATCTCTGGTGGTGTCGGTGCTGTGTTCGGCAGTGCAAAGGCTGGCCAGCAATTCGCCACCAGCCTCGGTGGCCTGTTTGGCAGTGCGAACTTTGCAAAGACGAAAACAGGTGCTGCTGCTGGTGGTGCGATGGCTGGTTTCTCTGGTGGTGCCAGTCTCGCTGCACTGACTGGCACGACGAGTGCTGGCAAAGGTGCGCTCGCTGGTGCTGCTGGTGGTGCTGCGTCTGGTGCCATGGCTGGTGCTGTGGCTGGTCCGATGGGCATGGCCATTGGTGCTGGTGTCGGTGCCATTGCTGGTGCCATCGGTGGTTACTTCACGGCAAAGAAAGCCGCGAAGGAAGCCAAAGCGTTGATGGTCGAGAACCGCAAGGAATTGCTTGCGTTCTACGGTGACAGGGAGAACCTGATCGCACAGGCGAAGCGACTCGGCATCAGCGAGGCCGAGGTAAACAAGAACATCCTGAACAACGAAAAGGATACAAAGGCTTACGCAAAGACCGTTACCAAGTTGAGCGAGGCCAGCGAGAAAGAAAGCAAAGCAGCAAAGAAACTCGCGGAAGGCCTCAACGACGTGGCACGCGTGCGAGGTGTCGTCAGTAAGCAGCAGATGAAAGATGTGCGTGCTGGCCTCGCAGCTGGCGAAGGTGCACCACAGCTGCAGGTAGCACGCGAGTTCATGGCGTTGCAGGCCGATCAGTTGCTCGGTGGTCTGCAAGGCTTGGCCTCTGGTCCGATGACAGCTGGCCTCGTGCAAGCCGTAGGCAACGCGTTGCCAGCTGCGTTCGCTGAACTCAAGCGATCCGGGATGTCCACTGTCGATGCCTTGCGAGCCATGGCACCGACGCTGCAGGCGTTCCAAGCAAACGCAGTCGCAGCTGGCCTCGGCAGCACCGAGGGATTCGATACGCTCAATGCGTCGTTGTCGGTGCTGACAGACGAGAAACTCGGACCATTCGTGCAGCGTGCCGATCTCGCGTCACAGTCGCTGGCTGCGCTCGCGAATCTCGGATACGTGAATCAGCAATCGTTCTCTGGTTTCGCAGGCTCGATCACCGAATCGTTCAACGCGTTGAAAGAGGGAGCAGGCGCAGACCAGGCGTTGATGACGTTGCAGGGACCACTGCAGAACGTGTGGCAACTCGCGAAAGATTTCGGTTACGCAACAGACGAGGCCACGGCAGCGTTACTCGAGCAGGCCGAGGCTGCTGGCCTCGTTGGTGACAAGTTCAGGCCTGCAGGCGAGAGGATGGCCGAGGCACTCGATACGGTGGTCGAACGACTCGACGAGTTGATCGGTGTGTTCACTGGCGAACTCGTGACCGAGTCGAGTGCTGGTGCACAGCAGGCTGGTGCAGCGATTCTCGATCAGTTCGCAAAGGTGCAGCCAGTGGTAAAGGTGCGATACGAGTACGAGATGCCAGACGCACCGAGTGTGCCGACAGGCAATGGTGGTGGTACGAACGCAGCACGTACAGCCACGCAGGATGCGGCTGGTGGCGATATCTACATGGACGGTGAACGTGTCGGCTTTATCGTCGGTCGTCACCTCGGCAAGGTGTCGGACTACGCAGGAGCGTGATCCGTGTCGTTCCTGTTCACAGTCAACGGCATCACGCGCAACCAGTTCGTGAGGTATCGCACCTTGCAGATTCGCAAGGACGGTGCCATCGAATCGGCACGGCTTGAACTGCTCGCAGGCGATGCCGATGCACTCAACGTGATCGACGGCGACACGTTGCACATCACGCAGGATGGTGCACTGGAGTTCGGTGGCGAAGTGATCAGCGTGCGTGTGCAACGGTTTGATCGATCACCTCGTGGCTCGACGGTCACAACGGTAGACGCACAGGGATGGCGTTTCGAGGCCGACGACATGGTGATCTCTGCCGAGGTGCCAGCCATGCCGTTGCTCGATCTCGTCGAGTGGATACGTGCCACGTACTTGAGTGCGAAAGGCTGGACGAATAACGGTGCCTTGTCTGGTGGTCCGATGCTGCCAGCACTCACGTTCGTGCGCCAAAGCATCGGCGCAATTTACGACGAGGTGCAGAAACTCACAGGCTGGTTGTGGCGTGTAAACGGTGATCGTGTCTTTTCGTTTCAGTCTGCAGGCTCACTGCGTACGCCAGTCGATCTCACGAGCCTGAGTGGTTCGGTTGTGCTTACTGGCGTGGCCTGGTCGCGACAGCGATTGCGACAGGCCACGCGTGTATTCACCACGACTGGTGGCAGTGGTCGCATTGCATGGACGGATGCGCACACAGGTAACGGCACTGTGCGTGTGTTCCCTCTGTCGGTGATCCCGATGAAAGAGGCACCACCGACCGAGGTGATCGAAGGTGGCACGACGCACGCCATCGGTGGTGGTCGCTGGACGTTCGACGTGAACGAGTCACAAGTGATCGCAGCCACGCCTGTGGCAGCAGCTGCAGCTGTCACCGTGGCGTATGGTGTCGATCTGCCAGTCACCGTGCGCGTGTTCGATCCGAGCACACGCAACGCCGATGGCTCGTGGAACTTCGCCAACGTGATCGATGCGTTGCTGACTGCCAGCGAGCAAACCGATATCGCGCAGGCGATCTCCTGGTCGAATGCTGAACTCTCCACACGCATGGACAATCCACGAGCACTGGAGTGCTCGACGTTTGCGCAAGGTTTCTATCCGTGGCAGCAAGGCCTGTGCTCGTTTCCTGAGCGTGGCATCAATGGCCAGTACCTCGTGCAGTCAACGCTGCTCACTGATGTCGGACGCGTAAACGCCAAGCCACGCATTGATCTGGCGTTGCTGGAGGGAAGCGCAATCGGTCGCGACTGGACACAGTATTTCAAGGAACGATCTGGCAACACTGGTGGTGGTGGCAGCGTGAGCACTGGTGGTGGTGTTCCGCCTGCGAGTGGTGGTGGTGGTGGTGGTGGTGGTGGCCTGCCAGCTGGCACGACGTTTCGACTCGCTGGCGACAACATCACCGTGTACACCATCGACAACACGCGATGGCACGACGCACCACAGCTATCGCCTACGTGGCTCGGTGGTGCTGGTATGGCTGGCCAGTGGACGCTGATGGTTCCTGTGTACCAGCTGACAGCAGGCACCACCGAGATTCGTTTACTCGATCAGACGACACAGCAAGCACTGGCCTTGCTCGCGACAACGGCTGTCGGTGAACGGCTGATCGGACCATGGGATTTCCAGTCGGTGAACTTCGCTGCACCAGCTGACGTGCACGGTGTGCTGCTGCAGTGGCGCACCACGAGTGGCAGTCGGCAGTGTGTGATGGGCCATGCCACGGTGAGGAAGGTTTGACCATGCGATCTGCAATGCGTGTGCTCCTGGTTGTGCTGTGTGCGTGCAGCTGCGTGGCTGTCGTTCATGCACAGGAGGTGGTTGGCACCTCGATGACCGTTGGTCCGAAACCGACCACGCCTGTCGGCAGCACGGTGAGGCTCGACGGATTGGCGACGACTGGTGGCACCTCGGTGGTGTTCACCACGTCGAGTGGAGATCTCGTGCGTCGAGCACTGGCAACTGGTGATGTGCCATCGCAGTTCACACGACGAGACGTGGCCGAGGCCATCGCTGGTGCGTGGACGTTCAACGCTGGTGCCACGTTCAATGCGACCACCACCGTAAATGCTGACGTGGTGATCGGTGGTGCAGCTGGCCGACGCATTCGATCCGATTTCAGTGCAGCCAGTGAATCGAATCGCACTGGCTTTGTGTCGTCGGTGGCGAACGGCATCACGGTGGTGCAAGCCATGCCGAACGGCACGAGCCAGGTATCAGGTTTCGCTGCGTATGGTGGTGCCGATCCAGCGAACGCACCAGTGGCGTTGATGTATCAGGATGGTACTGGCTCACGTATCGTGGCTAACAAGTCAGGATCGTCGATCTACCCATCACTGCACCTTAGTGTGTCTGGTTCGGATGCGTTCTCGATTGCGTCGTCGCACTTTACGCAGTTCGGGCCGGGCGTGCGCAACGTCGAGCCACGCACTGCGCTGTATACGAATCTCGGTTCGTACCTGATGCCTTACGCAACGCTCAACGTCGGCGAACTCAAAGCCTCGACATTCGCTGTCAACGAGACGCAGGTCTATACCGAGGCGAGTTTAAAGGTGGGCCGAGGCTCGACGATCACGAGGCCGACATCAGGCACGGCTGGCGATTGGGATGTCATCTTCACAAAAACGAAGTTCACGCGTTACGCAGATCTTCTGATCATGCGTGGCCTCAATGCCACGACGAATCAACCACAGTATGAGGTGGTGAAAGTGTCTGGTGGTGCGATTGCCGATTGCACTGGCGCGATCCCATTGCCATCGCAGTGCAACGGTGTCGATAACGATGACTATGCCGTGACTGTGCACCGTAACCAGGATGGCTCTGGCTCGAACGTGTGGCCTGCTGGTGCGGCCATCGTGAGCATGGATCGATGGATCGACATATTCAGCGAGGGAAGTGGCCTGCTCTCGTACGGTAACGCTGTGCTGTCGGATAAGCCGGTGCTGTACTGGACGTTTAACGAGACACCACCAGCAGCATCGCCGAACCTTGCAGCTGGCCCACGAGGCTACACCGGACCAAAGACATCAGCAGTGGCACGTGTCGGCACGAACTTTGGTAGCTGTGGCTGGTACGCCTGTGCACGCACTGGCGACATCTACGGCGGATGGTATGGACCGACACCGACTGGTGCGGACGTAAACGATTGGATCGTGCCACCAGTGCGTGTGCAAGAACTGGAAACGACATCCATTGCTTACGCGTGGACAATCGAGTTCATCATTCACACTGGCAACACTGGTGTGCCTGCACAGGATTTCATGCCGGTCATTCGTCGCTGGCAGGCAGGCAACGAAACGGTCGAGGCCAATTTCGTGGTGTATGCATGGGGTGCTGGTGCTGGCAAAACGTCGTATAACGTTTACGCCAATCTCTCTACTGGTGGCTGGCAGTCTGTGTGTGGGCAGAGTCGTGCTGTGCCTGATCAGACATGGGTATACCTGATATTTGCATGGGACAGTTACAACGGCTGTTCTACATACTCCGGTTATTACGATGGCACCACCACGATCTTTCAGCGTGACTATCACCATCCGAGTCAGGCACCTGGTGCGAATACCACAGGCACTGGCCAGCCTCTAGCCATTGTGGGATGGGCGAATGCTGGTGACTCACACGGATTGCACTTTGGTGAACTCGCGATCTATGACTATCAACTCGGTGCTGACGCTGCGCAGGCGCACTGGAACTATCTGCAGGTTCAACGACCGAACACGATCAATGGGCCATCGGTAGTCGGATGGGTCGCCTCTGGCAACGAGTGGTATCAGCAAGAGCCTCGATGGGCGAGTGGCAATCTGATCGGCTTGTACGACTACAAAACCGAGACGTATGGATTCGCAGCTGGCAAGCCAGTTGGCATGTGGGTAAGCGCAGATGAAAGCAACGGCTTTCGCATCATGCAAAACACCACCACGCGCATGCATGCCAATCCTGCCAATAACGATTTCACGATCTACCAGTCAGATGGCAATCGTGGTTTGTGGATGGGTAGTGGCGTGATCGCCCTCGGTGCCACGGTGTCTGGTACGCCTAACATGTTGCTCCGTTCAGATCGTCTGGAGTTCTGCATCTATGGTGGTGCGTGCAACCTGACGATGAACGGCACCACTGGAAACATCACGCTCACTGGTTCTGTGCTGTCGCCGACTTACCAGCTGACACCGAGCTATGGTCTGCAGGTGTTGCGTGCCAGTGGAACGTCATTGGATATGTCACGAGCGATCAGCATTGTGGACACGTTCGGCAGCACGCAGCCATGGCTGACGTTGTGGACCGAGTCTGGTGGTGTGTCGCACGTGGCGACTCGTGCTGGTGGATCGATGACGATTGGTGATCTCAGCATGGGATCCTTTGATGACAATTCGTCGCACATCCAGATCGTAAACAATGGGCCAACGTCACAGAGTGGCAGCACGCGTGCATCTGGTCTGGCGTTTACGAACGAGGGCATCGTGTTCAAGTTGTACGAGGCTGCTGGTGTCACGAACTCGTGGCACTCGTACATTCGACCTGACACCGATGGACGCATGAGGCTCGGCCATCCGTCTTACAGGTTTGCCAACATCCATCTGTCGTTGCCTGCGATCCCTCTCGTTGGTGCGACTGGCGGAGTGATCGCGCTCGACCCGTCTGATCTCACACGACTCGGTTACATTAATTGGGGTGTCGGTGCCAATAATGGCGTGGCTATACCAGTGAAGAATCACGCTGGTGCCAATTGCTATCTGTATTACCTGTGGGGACTGCTGTACTCGCAGAACTGTGTGTAAGAGAGAGGCAACGCAACATGATCAACACCATCAGCGTTCTCCTGGTTGCACTGCTGCTGGCTGGTGCGCAGGCGAAACCGGATCAGGGACTGCCACCGAAACAGCCAGACAATCCCGGCAAGCCTACCGATCCCGGCAAACCACCGATCACACCACCTGGACAGCCAGCACCGGGAAGGCCTGCCGTGCCACCGGGACAGGAAGGCAAACCACCGAATCCGAACGGACCACATCCGCCTGAGAGTAAGCCACCACTGACACATCCCGATCCAAAGGATGTGCCAGCTGACGCACCTATCGTGCAGCCAGTACAGCCACCAGTGCCGTTGCCCGTTGGTGTCACGGCACCAGCACCACAGACGCAGCTGCCGTCGAATACGCCTGTGCCACAGCAGGCACCGAGCGAAACGGCACCGACTGGTACAGCAGCACCTGTGTTGCCTGAGGTGATGCAGTTGCGTATCGACAATCACGCACTGCGTTTGCGCGTGGCGCAAATGGAACAGCAGATCAATCAGCTGATGCTGTCGCAGGAACGCACCACGCTTGATCTCGACATCATGCGTAGCAATCCCGGCTGGCAGATGGATTGGCAAACCGGCCAGCTGCGTCGAGTGTCAGAGATCGGCACACCACCACCGACCACAGCACCACCGACAGCCACGCCACCACGACCGAATCAGTGAGGTAAGCGAGATGGAACACTTCGGAACGATTCAAGCCGTGCTCACGTTGGTGATCCTCGTGCTGCTCGTGATCTTCCTCGGCAAGCGTGTGTGATCGAAGTTGGCCACGACGATGCCACGAGGCTTGCACCTTCGTGTAGTGGTGCCTCTCTCCACGAGTGGTGCTGCGTTGCGCGTCGTGGCCAGCACTGTGCGCGTGCTCCTGGTCGGACTGCTGATCGGCAGTGCAGCGTGTGTGCCTGCGTGGACACGTGCCGAGTTCATCGCAGCTGAACTCGTGGCAGCTGTGGATCGCGTGGCTGATGTGTCGGTGGCCACTGGCTTTCGTGTTGATCAAGCGATGCAGGCGTCACGAGCCACACGAGAGATCGCCGAGTCGTTGGCACGTCCGTTCCCTGATGCCACTCGGATCGCCGTGGCACTCGGTGTGCTCGATGCGGCATTCGCTGGCCTGAGTGGTAGTGCTGCACTGCGTGTGCATGTGCAGCACGCTGATGCTGTGTTGCTGCGTTTGCGTGTCGAACTCGTGCGACGGTGGCACCGACTGCCGGTGCGATTGTTGCCTCGGTCGGTGTGAGTGTCAGTGGCTCGATAGTCGGATGCGTTTCAACGGTGGTGGTGCGTTACTCGAGCCAGACGATGGCCATCACGGAGTCAGAGAGAGGTTACGCAATGCCAAGCAAGCAAGTAACGATTCAAGGTGTGATGACATGGGAGGGTGACATGCCGTCACAGGGACCGGGATTTCCGACGCATCCGATTGCACCGGGAGGGAGCACGCCACCGTGGGGGATTCCGATCTATCCCGGTGTCGGCTGGCCTGTGTTCCCGACGAATCCGATTGCTCCCGGTGGCACCACTCCACCGTGGGGGATTCCCGTTCCACCGTATCCCTCGACTGGTCCGGGATTCCCTACGCATCCGATTGCACCGGGAGGACAGCCACCGTCGATCTGGCCATCACCTGGTCGGCCTGATCAGGGACTGCCACAGCCACCGACGATCTGGCCGGGACCGGGATATCCCGATCAGGGATTGCCGGGACAGCCACCGTCGATCTGGCCGGGACCGGGAAAGCCTGATCAGGGATTGCCCGGTGCACCTCCGAACGTGAACGTGCCGACATTCCCATCGCAGCTGCCGATGCCCGGTGGTGGTGGTGGTGGTATGCCTCCGGTGTATCCAGTCGGACCAGTGCCAGTCGGTGATGGGTCATTCGTTGGTTACTGGTCGCCGACGCATGGATGGGTACTGGTGCCTGCACCTGTCCCTCCCGATGGTGGTGGCGAGACACCAGCACCACCGACTGTCGAACCACACAAGGCCTCGACGACAGGCGCAGTCAAATCGTGATCCTCGACGACGAGCCAGAGCCACGGCGATGGCACCTCGTGGTGCTGCTCGTGGTGCTGCTCGTCGGTGTGCTCGTGGCTGGCCTCGTCTGGCTGCAGTGAGGCCGAGTCACCGAGGCTGGCTGGCTGGCGCCGAGGCCACCGATCCTCGGTGCCAGCTGGCTGGCAGGCAAGGCCTCTGGCAGGCCTCAGGAACGACGATCAGGCCTGCTCGTGGCTGGTGAGCCTGCCTCGCAGGCCTCGTGGCCTGTGCGAGGCTGGCAGGCCTGCTCGTGGCTGTGTAATTCGTACACGTTCCGAGGCCTCTGGCTGGCCTCGTGGCAGGCCTCAGGAACGACGCAGGCTGGCTGGCCATACGACGAGGCCTGCAGGCCTGCTCGCGTGGCGTGGTGAGGCTGGCAGGCGTGCTCGCTGGCCAGCTGGCCACGAGGCTGGCTGCAGGCTTGCTCGTGTGGTGCCTCGGTGGCTGGCGTCCGCTGATGTCTGAGTCGCATCAGCCACAGGCGTTCACAGCGTGGCAGGCCTGCAGCTGGTGTCGGTTGCTCGGTGTAACGACTGGCTCTGGCCATGTCCTGATGTTGTGAGGCTGGCCAGCGTGCAGCTGGTGTCGGGATTGGGACTGTTCGATGCCCCGTCGAGCAGTGCGCCAGCTGAACGCTGGTTCGTTCGTCGTTCGTCGCTCGCTGTGTCCCTTGCTCGTGCTGCGCACAACACACGAAAGAGAGGCACACGATGATCGTCACGCTCAGATCGGATCACGGCAAGTTCGTAAGCGCAGAG